ATTCACACCCCCTCACCCCAGCCCTCTCCCATTGGGAGAGGGGGAAGTTCCTCTCATCTAACCTCTATCAAGGGAGAGGGAANAGGANGAAGAAGAGGAAGAGGTNNAGGTTTTTCGGATGTACGATCCGAAGTTACGGGGTGTGTTTGAGGCGAAGTGGGAAGCGCTTTTGNTNAATATCTTTGAGCGCCAGAAGAAGGTTGTGATGAGCAAGGTTGGGGCGAAGATGCTTACCCCCTCACCAACCCCTCACACCCCATCACCCCAACCCTCTCCCCGAGGAGAGGAACATAAGGAGGGGGAGGATATCAACCTTGTCTGGGATTATGAGCGCTGGAATGAAGAGGTTGCGAAGGATATTTCAATTTTGACGTGGGAGACGATCAGGGCCTGGGCTGAGAAGCTGGCGGCTGCGATGGGGATCACGTTGAATGAAGAGGTGATGCGGATCTATGTTGAAAATAACGTCAGGATTGCAGCGGAAAACCTGAACATGAGCACGTATGAACAGGTGGAAGAGGCGCTGCGGTCGGATGATGTTCTGGGTGCGCTTGAATCGGTATTTGAGCTGGCGCTGGGTGTGCGGACAACCCGATTTGCGAGCGGGAGGGTGACTTCGCTATCAAATTATGGTGCGTACACTGCTGGCAGGCAAGGCGGCGCGATGATGAAGCGCTGGATCGTGACGAGTAAGAATCCGAGGGATACGCACATGTCTATGGATGGTGAGACGGTCGGGATCCGGCAGAAGTTTTCAAACGGGCTGCGCTGGCCAGGTGATTCGCTTGGTATGGCGGATGAGACGGTGAATTGCCGGTGCGTGCTGGAGTATGTGAGGTGAAAGGATAGGTAATTATGGATAAGAAAATTTTTCAAGCTGCAATCGAGTTAAAGGAAGGCGATGAGGTTCTGCCAGGTGCATTCCAGGCAGTGTTTTCGTCCTTGAATGTGATCGACCTGGATGGGGACATTACCCTGCCGGGCGCTTTTGCGGATGGGCAGCAGGTCAGGATCGCATACTGGGGTCACCGCTGGCATGATCTGCCGGTTGGAAAAGGTGTGATCCATGCTGATGACCAAAAAGCCTGGGTGGATGGCCAGTTCTTCCTGGATACGGACGCCGGATTGGAAACATACAAGACGGTGAAGAACCTGGCTGAGCTGCAGGAATGGAGCTATGGGTTCGATATCAACGAATCCGAGAATGCGGTTGTTGAAGGTACACCTGTGCGGCTGCTGAAGAGGTTGACCGTGTACGAGGTGAGCCCTGTGTTGCTGGGGGCCGGGATCGGCACCCATACTGTTGCGATCAAGGGGACAAGCCAGGATAAAAAAGATCCTGTCGAGGATCCCCAAGATGAAAGTCCGGAGGATGGATCCGACTCTGAGGCCGCTGATGGCGGTAAGGAGAGCGGTTTGACGCCGGAAGTTGTATTGACCGATGTTGAAATCGGTCTGCAAATTTACGAGGTGGAAAAATGAGCTTCTTAATCAACAAATACCGTAAATTGCTCGAAGACGCCAGGGGCATTGCTGCGCTGGCTGAGAGCGAAGACCGTGGTTTTACCGAAGAGGAAAAGACCAGGGTCGCGAACATTCTCGAAGACGCCAAGAGGGTAAAGGGCGATATCGAGATCAATGAACAGCTGTCCGCGCTTTCGCTGCCGGACGATGTGCCGCAGAAAAAGCAGCAGTTCAAGGGCAGTATTGCTGGCGCGCTGCTGGATGACCCGGCTTACAAGGCCTGGTACAAGAGCATCGCTCCGAACGGGATCATCCCGGAAAGCAAGAAGGGCCTCACATCCCCGACCGTTGATTTGAAGGGTGGAATTGGCCTGTGGAAGAAAGACCTGATCACCGGTGCAGATGATGGCAGCGCTGGGGCATTTGTGGTGCCGCAGGATACCGGGATCTACGAGCCTCTTGGCCGTTACCCGACCGTTTTGCGCGACCTGATCTCCGTGCGGCAGACCACCAGCGACCTGGTGGAGTTTGTACGCCAGGTGACCCAGGTGAGCCAGGCTGCACCAACCGCTGAGGCGAATGTTACCGACTACACCGCTTACAGCGGTGAGGTGAGCGGCGAAAAACCGGAAGGTGCGATGACCTTCGAACGTGTGCAGGAACCTGTGAAAACCATCGCTGTGTGGGTGCCTGCAACCAAGCGTGCGCTTTCAGATGCTGCGCAGATCCGGGGAATTATCGACCAGGAGCTGCGTGACGACCTGGCAGACGAGCTGGAGAACCAGCTGTTCAATGGCAACGGGGTTGGCGAGAATTTCACCGGCCTGGCTAACCAGTCCGGGACTCTGCTGGAGCAGTACAACACCAGCATTTTGCAGACCACACGTGCAGCCATCACCAGCTTGAAGGTGGACGGACGCACACGCCCGACCGCCTGGGTATTCAACCCGTCCGATTATGAGACGGTCGAATTGCTGCAGGACGGGCAAAACCGGTACTACTTTGGCGGCCCGATGAATTCAGGTCCTGTACGGCTGTGGGGTATCCCGGTGGTTGAGAGTTTCCATGTTACCGCAGGCAGTGCCTGGTTGGGCAACTGGAGCAAGGCTGTTTTGTGGGACCGGCAGCAGGCAACGATCAGTGTGAGCGACAGCCACAGTGATTTCTTCATCCGGAACATGGTTGCGATCCTGGGTGAGATGCGGGCTGCATTCGGTTTGATCCGGCCGGCAGCGTTTATTGAGGTGGAGCTGAGTTAAGCTCGAACCCCTGAGATAAGACCCCCTCACCCCCACCCTCAACCCTCCGGGTGCTGCGCACCCTACGGGCTCTTCGTCCCCAGGGAGAGGGGGATGGCAGAGGGAGAGGGGGATTAATGGAAGAAAGAGGAATGTGTGATGCTTGAGGTTGTGCAGAAGACGTTGGATAAGGTAAAGCTGATTCCGGGGTTGATGACGCCGGGAGAGCTGGCATTGTTATGCAGGTTTGCGCGCTCAGCCTCAAGCATCGCTGAGCTGGGATGCTATAAGGGNAGGTCCCTGGCCGCGATGGGCATCACTCATCCGAGTGCAACACTCATTGGGATTGACTGGTTCGGTGATATGTCCCATCGCGGCTACCAGGGCAGTACGCTGGAAGAGACACGCGGTAACCTGGAGAAGGTTGGCGTGAAGGCTACGTTCCTGGTTGGTACCACAGATGAGGTGGCGCCGAAGTTCGATCAGAAGATCGACCTGCTGCATGTAGATGCAGGGCACAGTTATGAAGAGTGCATGAATGACCTGAAGAATTATGTTCCGAAGGTGAACCCGGGCGGGGCGGTGTGCATCCATGATTATGGGAAGGCACGCAAGGCAGAGCTGGACAGGCCCGAGGTGAAGCAGGCGGTGGATGAGTATTTTGGAAGCCCCTCCAATTCCCCCTCATCCCAGCCTTCTCCCCAGGGAGAAGGGGAAAGTCCCTCATCCCAGACCCTCAACCCTCCGGGTGCTGCGCACCCTGCGGGCTCTTCGTCCCAAGGAGAAGGAGCAAATGGGAATTGGGTGGAGGTGGAGAGAAGCGGGACGATGATCGCGTTCCGGAATCTGGTGGCGGAGGAGGGGGTGCTGTTTGTGGCGTACGGCGAGAAGGCGATCGCAAACGTGGAAAACAGTATCCGATTGGTGAAGAAATTTGCAGGTAAGCTGCCGATCGCTGTGATCAGTGATAAGCGTGTTGAAGGGGCAGATATCCTGATTCGACATATCGAAGTTGACGCAGGCGCGCGGGCAATGAAAACCCGGATGTACAGCCTGAGCCCGTTCAGAAAGACTTTGTTCCTGGATGCGGATACGGAGATGCAGAGCGACCCGATGCACGGGTTCAAGATGCTGGATCATTTTGATATCGTGATCGCGCAGGATCCGGTAAGGATCTTCAACCAGACGAAATGGCCGGGACTGGTGGGCGATGAGGTGAAAGAGACGATCCGGGAGACGAATGGCGCCGAGTTTCTATATTACAACAGCGGGGTGATCTTCTTCCGCCGGAGTGCAGCGAATAAACGGTTATTCCAGGCATGGAATGAGGAATGGACGCGCTGGGCGAGGCAGGACCAACCGGCAATGTTCAGGGCTATGTACAGGAATCCTGTACGGATCGCACCGATGCGGCCGCCCTGGAATACGCACCATAAGAGCCAGGCGGAGTTTATTTTTCATGCCCACCGCAGGGCGAGCCGGGAAGGAGCGCCGAAGTAATGACAGTCAGTGAAGAGGCAAGAAAAGCAGCAACGATCGCGATGAAGGTCCCTGGCCAGATCCGTGCCAGTGAATGCAGATATATCTACCGGCTGGGGCGCAGGATCTCGAACGTGGTCGAGATCGGATGCCTGCATGGACGGTCAACCGCAGCCCTGGTTCAGGCCGCGAAGGTTTTCAAGGCGGATGTGACGAGCGTGGATCCGTTCTATNTTACNCCNGGGTTGAAGCAGCAGAGTTCACCCGAGCAATGGCGCAAGAACCTGGAGNCGGTCGGTTTGAAAGCGCCGAACCTGCTGGCGATGGAGAGCCATGCTGCAGCGCAGGTNTATGACAAGGAGATCGGGTTTNTGTTCATTGACGGNAACCACGATTATGAGCATGTGCGTGAGGATATCCTGGATTGGGCGCCNAAGATCAAGGTTGACGGGGTGATGGCGTTCCATGATATGTTCATGCCCCATATTTCAGGGGTGGCGCAGGCGGTTACCGAATGGTGGTTGAGCATTTTCGATATCCGTAATGTGACCTGGAAGCTGGAAGGGATGACCGATTTCACGATCGCATTCCGGAGGGTGAAATGAGCGATGGCGTGATTTACATGGCCTGGGGTGAAAATGCGGTGCAGCAGGCCGATGAGAGTATCCGCAGCCTGTGGAAACATGACCGGGCTTATGCGGTGATGGTGGTTGGAAATGAGGAGACCGGGAACTGGTTCAAGGACCGGAAGAATGTGCAATTCCACCAGGTGGATGTTGATCCGTTCGATCCTTCGAAGGCGAAGGGGTACAAGTTCCTGGCCGGCAGGATCAAGCCTTTGCTGGCAGGGATCAGCCCATTCGAGCGGACGCTGTACGTGGATGCGGATACGATGTTCAAGCGCAGCCCGAAGGTTGGTTTCGATCTGCTTGACCGGTGGGATGTGGCGCTGGCTGAAACACAGACGCGCAGCCTGGTGGAAGGGGTTGCGGGTGTAAAGGAATGCCTGGCTACTGCAGATTGGGTCGGTACGAAGCATATTTTGTACCACAACAGCGGGATGATCTTCTGGAAACGGAATGAGCACACGAGCAAGTTATTCGACCTGTGGAGCGAGGAATGGAAGCGCTACAAGGGCTGGGATGAGCAGGTGGCATTGCTGCGGGCTTTGATCCGGTCGGATTGCATGTTTTTGACGCTGCCGCACACGTGGAATTGTTATTCGGACCGTGAGAGCCATTTGCTGCACCACTGGTTCGGGGGCGGGCAGGCACGGATCGAGAAGAAGGCCGGCAGGAACAGGATCGCTGAACGGCCGCAGGATGCACGCAAGCTGGTGAAGGTGGAGATATCGCCCGGCAGGTTTGCGAAATGCCACGCCGGCGATGAGGAAAAGGTCAAGGAGCATTTCAGGAAGCTCCTGGAAAGAAGGAAGGGATGAAGAAGATCGATTACAGCAAGCGCGGCCCTTTGATCAAGGTTCAGATCGGGCCGGGGCGTTTTGTGAAGATGTACGAACGGGATGCGATTGCACGCGGGCTGGTGAAGAAGGAGCGTCCGCAGGTTGAGAATAAGATGATGGTGCCGGATGGGGAGAAGATTCCCCTCACCCCTGACCCTCTCCCAAAGGGAGAGGGAGATAGCCCCTCACCCCTGACCCTCAACCCTCCGGGTGCTGCGCACCCTGCGGGCTCTTCGTCCCCAGGAGAGGAAATGGGAGAGGGAGAGAAGAAGGGGAAACGGAAGCGGAAGCCAGAAGCCCCTCATCCCGACCTTCTACCCTCAGGTGCTGCGCACCATTCGGGTACTTCGTCCCAGGGAGAGGGAGATAGCCCCTCACCCCAGCCCTCTCCCCAGGGAGAGGGG